ATATTTTACGATTAGCCATATAATTTAAATATTAATTATTATAAAATCTCTACTTTCAAATGTAGTATCTTTAATAGAATAGTCTATTTTTACTTTCGCAGTATATTCATCTACCCCTTCACCCGCTGTCCTAAAAATATCAAACATTTCATATTCAGAGTTTTGGTCTTCGGTGTTTAGAGTACCCGCAACATTTCTATCATCTTCACTATAAGGAGATATTGATATATCATTAATCTGTAAATTAGGTATATATTTATCAACAGATGTTTGTATATCTGATTTTATCGCGTCAAATGTCGGACCGTCCATTGGTTCAAAAATAAACTCATAAATTCTAGTCCCAAAGTCAGGTAAGTAGTATCTACTACCTTTCCTTGTTAATATTAAATGTAATAAATCCGTTCTTATCTCCTCTTCCGCAGTTTTTGTCCGAGTGAGATAATTACCATTAACACTTTTAGAAAATGGAAATTTTATACCGTATGATTTATTTATTGCCATAACAATAAATATTCGATATAATATTTTTATAAAAAAAACCCACCTTTTTAGATGGGTTTTATTTTATTATCCTTCACAAGCAACACATTGTAAATCGTTGAGGTTTAATTTTTTCCTTGCGAAAGCCTGAGCGGAATTCATCGAGTGTTGATAGTATAGTGTTTTTACCCCTAATTTCCAAGCGTCAATTAAAAGTTTATTAACGTCTTTTGTTGGCATATCAGGTGAAACCATTAAATTTAATGACTGTGATTGGTCGATATAATCTTGTCTGATAGCCGCTTGATTAATTATAGATGCTTGGTTTATTTCAGCAAATGTTCTAAATACATCTTTCTGTTCTGTACTTAGAAAATCTAAGTGTTGAGCTGAGCCATCTTTTTTCTTAATACTATCCCACACTTGTTTAGTATCTTTACCTAACTCTTGTAGGAGTTTTTTAAGTACTGGATTTTTAATAGTAACTTTTAATTTAGCAACATCTTTAACATAACAATTAGACCATATAGGTTCTATTGATTGTGATACTTGTCCTAAAATAAAAGCCGATGAGGTAGTAGGTGCAATTGCGTTTAGAGTGACATTTCTTCTACCATAACCTTCAAGATAATCAGGTTCTCCAAAAATATTAGCCAAATCTTCCGATGCTTTGTATGACTTTTCTTTTATCAATTTAAAAACTTCCACATTAAGTTTAGCACTTTCTTTAGTGTCAAACGCTAAATTTTTAGATTGTAATAGTGAGTGCCACCCTAAAACACCTAAACCTAAAGCTCTTTGTCTTTTTGCGAAGTTATAAGCCTTTTCCAAATAAAAGAACCCTCTTTTACCTTCTATAGTACCATCGTCTCTAATATTTTCAATTTTTGTTAAAAATTCGCTTACAACCGCGTCTAAAAAGAAAGTCATCGTCTCAACTGCGTCAGTATCTTTCCACTCATCATAGTGAAGTACATTCATAGATGAAAGAACACATACGAATGATTCCTCATCTGAGTTGTGTAAAGCAATTTCTGAACAAAGGTTAGAATTATAAATTTTAGCACCTTTATCTCTATAAACTTCAGGTGCCTTATTATTCATAGTATCGTTAAACATAATATAAGGATAACCAATCTCCCCCCTTCTTTGTATTACTTTAGCCCAAATTGCCCTTTTTTCATTATCACCACCTATCATATCATTCATAAACTCATCAGTAACACTAACTGCATGTGTTAAGTCCTGAATAGGAAAACCTTCAGTTCCAATTTCTAAAAATTCCATAATATCTGGATGTTCTACAGGTAAATATGGAGAAAATCTACCTCTTCTAGTAGACCCCTGTGAGATATTATCAACAACACTTTCGAATAAGTTCATAAAATGAACTGAACCTGGCGCGTGTCCATTATCTGTAATCTCAGCACCTCTTTCTCTAATATTACCAAAGTAACCTGAGGTACCTCCACCCATTTTACTCATTTCACCTACTTCTGCTTGTGTATATAATATTGATTCTATATTATCACCTATATTTGACCCGAAACAACTGACAGGTAGACCTCTTTTTTTACCAAAATTAGCCCAAACAGGTGAAGATAGTGAATACCATCCTCGACCCATATAGTCATAAAATTTATCCGCGAACCCTTCGATTCCTAATATTTTCTCAGCATGATTAGCTATAGTGCGAATTCTATCTAACGCCTCTTCTCCATCACTAAGATACCCTCTACGAAGAAAGGTAATGGACTCCTCGTTTATCCAATCAAAATTTTCTCTATTTTTCATTTTTAGTTATATCGTTTTAAAATAAATCGTTTGATGTAATTGATTTTGATTTTTTACTATAATTAATACTTCTTTTATTAAAGAAATCTGTGTGTTTTGTAGTTAAAATCTCATCGTCAAACCATTCCGTGGTTTCTAATATTGTCTCATTAACTTCAAAGATACTATCAATACCGATTGAATTTAAAGATACATTAAATCTGTGTTTAATAAACTCCAATGTTTGTTTTTTAGTGAGGAATTCTAAATCTCCTTCTTCGAAAATCCAATTTATCACTTCTTGCTCAGCTTCATACGCTTCGTGAGTTGAGATTATTAAGTCCTCCACTAATTCCTGTGTCCACCAATCAGGATTCTCTTGTTTAATTAAGTTAACCAACTCAAATCCAAATTCAGCGTGAATATTTTCTTCTTTTGATGTTGCCTCAACCGCATTACTAATTCCTTTTAATTTGTTTTTATGTTTATTAAATGACATAATAACTAGAAATTGTGAGAATAATGATACGTTTTCAATAAACATCGAGAACAGTACAATTGATTCGAAATATTCTTTATTCTCTACCGCTTTTGAGTTAGTAATAGATTTTTCTAAATATTTAATTCTTCTTCTAATTGCAGGTACTTCAAGTAAATTTTCAAATTTTCTATTTAAACCTAAAAGTTGTATTAGGTGTGAATAAGCGTCGGCATGTCTAACCTCCGATTCTGCAAAAGTAGCCCCTACACTCCCAATCTCAGGTTTAGGCATTCTTTTGTATATGTCACCCCAAAATGTTTTAACTGCGATTTCTATTTGAGATATTGCTAACATAGCCCTTTCAACCGCAGATTTTTCTTTTTCATTTAAATGAACTTTATAGTCTTGTATATCAGACGTGAAATTAAATTCAGTATGAACCCAATATGAATGTCTTATTGCGTCTACATATTCATTAAGGTTAGGGTAGTCATATGGTTTTAGATTTGTTCTTTTAGAAAAGATGTTGGGTCTGCTTTTTGAACGGTAAATGATATACTCTTTCGCAACGTCATTCAAACCGTTATCCATTAATTTATTTTCCACCATATCGTGTATTTCATCAACATGAGGAACGTGTTCTTTATTGTTCCTAAAAATTGCCTTAGTGGTTATTCTAGCAATTTTTTCAGCCATATTTTCATCTATCATGTCGATACTTTTCATCGCCTTTATAACCGCTTTCTCAATTTTTTCAGAATGAAATGGTACTTTATCTCCACTTCTTTTTACGACATAGCGTATATCTCTATCAATTTTATCCATTAAACTTTCCATTTTTATAATAATTTTAAGGTTTATTAATTACTCTCCTTTTGTTTTTTTCTATCCAAAAGTTCTTTAATTCGTTTCCTGTTGTTCTCTTCTTTTTGTTCTTCCAAACCTAAGAAGGTTACACTCTGTTCAGTATCTATAACTAACATCTCGTTATCAAATTTACAATTTTCAAACACAACCCCGTCTTTTCCAATCCTTGACTTAGTGATAGCGATTGTGGCTAAATTCATTTCTTTTTGTTGTAAGGATTTTGCAACAGATATAATTACGTGACCTACTTGTGCTTTCTTAATCGACCCTCCCATTTGGTCAGTGGTGACTACCTCAGAAGATATCGAACTTCTGTTACCTTGAGTTGCTGTCCATCCTACCAAATCTAATTCGTGACACATAGACTCAAATCCTCTCATTACTGAACCCTCGCTTTTCCACTCATCACCTAAGTTTTTATCAGGAACCACACAATCAATATAATCTAACACCACCATATCAACTTTATTACCTTCCGCAGTCATCTTACGAATTTGATTTTTAATCTGATTCATAGTAAGTGTATCTGATGGAAGTTTCTTTAAGATTAACTTATTTGGTGCGTTTTCACGAATATCTTTAATTTTGTCCATGACTTTGTCTTTATGTAAAGACAATAAATCAGGGGCAATTTCAGTCCATAACGTAAAATGTTTTCTTTGTATAATTTTAGGGTTATCCTCAAAGAATATCTGAAGTACGTTATATCCTAAATTAAATGCGTGGTTACTAATCTTGGTCAACAGTGTGGATTTTCCTACACCAGTAGGTGCGAGGATTACACCTAATTCTCCCTTTGCAATTCCACCTTTTAAAAGATTATCAATACCGTCTATCCCCATAGGAATTGGGTGTCTAAAATCCTCTTCTAATACGTTGTCAAGGTTAGCAAATACATCAGCCGTTCCTGTGTCAACTTCTCCAACTTGTAAGGCTTCTCGAACCATCTCCTCAAGGTGGTCGTAACTCTCAAAATCACCTTTATCAATGATTTTTTGAGCTTTACCCATAACCTTTTGTAGTTCTTGTTGTTTACAGAATTTTAAAGCTTTTTCTTGCACAAAACTTTCACCCTCCGATGGGGCTTCTTTGATTTGTTCAACCATATCCAAAACCATCTTTTGAGCCATGGGTGAGGACACTTCAGACTTAATAAGTTGTTCTAGAGTGTTATAAGAAGGGGTATGTTCATATTTTATGTAATACTCCTTAATAATTTGCATAATGAGTTTAAAGTACTGATTGTCAAAATATTTCGGTTCAATTACATCAACAATAGAAGCCGCAAAGTCCTTATAAAGAACGATGTTATTAAGTAGTTGATTTTGAAATGTGTTTCCGAGATAACCAAAATTTTTTTCCTTCGACATGTTTATCAGTTTTTAAAATACGTGTCTTAATAAATATAATCAAACTAAGTTATATCCAGCGATTTCGTATGTCAATTTGTCAGTAGAAAAAACATTAGTTAATGCCTTTAGTACAGACTTCAAATGAGGTCTTACATCAACAGTATATCTTACTTTGGGTGGGTATACTTTTCCGTCCCAAATACGGTGATATATTACATCCTCATTTAGTTTAATGTATACGTTGAAATCTTCTGCTTCGTCCGTCATTGATGTCTCCATAATTTTTGGGTCAGCAGCAATTTGATACTCGTTGTCTAACATATAGGTTATAGATTTCATTTTGAGGTCGTTATGAATCTCCTCCTGAATCCCCATGACTGTCTCGTACAACTCAAAACTATTTTTCGCGTTTTTGTTATAACCTTTAACATTATAATATCTCTGAACAATGATGTTATCATTAAGAGTTAGAAGAAACTCCATTTTAGTCATTTCACTTTTTTCCTTACTCATTTTTTAATTTTTTTTAAGTTAGTTTTTTTTAAATCTTCTTTTTTCTTTTCTTGTTAGTTTCATA